CTTGTGTTCTTGAAGAGATTCTGAAAGTGTCCCATCGTTGGAACAAGACCGCCTCCGCAACGTCGGAACGCCGCGTAAAACGCTTGCATGACTGGAACACCTTTTGACAAACTACCCCCACACATGCCTACTGCTGTCAGCCACTTTCGTAGCGCTACCGGTGAGTCAACCGGGACTAGGCACATGCTGTCCTTTGTCAGGACTGTTGGGAGCGAACGGGACATGATGTACGTTTCCCCGTTCCAAACAGGCTTGGACTGGCAGAACTCCACTCGCTCGAAGTCATCCACCGTTTCTTCTATGTCCATCCTGAACCCCTTTCGTGCAAACCATTCCTCAAGCCCATTGGTGAATCGCGTTTCCTCTGTCCTCTCCAAGAAGACTACGCAATCATCACCGTTATTGGCGAGTTCGATCTGCACTCCGACTCGTTTTGCCCACGTATAGACGAGCGCGCACATGATCACACAATTTCCCAATGCTGTGTTCATGTCGCCGCTGAATCGAATTCCGTCGATTGTGAATTTTAGGTCACCGTCTTTAGTGTACCCGCGGCCAATGTTGCGTATCTGGCATCGAAGCAACTTGGCGAATTTTGCGTCATTCCTGTACATTTTCAGGTAGACTGAGTGTTCAAACTCAAGTGCGGGCACAGTAACGTGCATGTCGAATTTCTTCGCATCCAGGCCAACACAAATGGGGTCGGCAAATCTACCCCACTTCTTGTGCATTATGTCGGCCGTCGTAATCGCATTGAATCCCTTGATGACAACTGGAGTATCACTCCCGAAGTCATCCCGGAATACACGTGCGATGCTGCGGTATATTCGCTTCTCGATTTGTTTGACGTACTTCCCAACCATCAAATTGTACCGAGGATCCCGCGGTTGAATGCACCGCGGGGCCTTGCCCAAGTTCGCCTTCTCAAACTTGGCAAAGACGACGCTACGAGAATCACGTTTCTGTAGCATCGGTTCGCGCACCAAATCCAGTCGCGCATTTTCGTACACCGTTCGCTTGGACCCTACATAGTAATCGACCACCTCCGCAGCTGACTGCGGATGCCAATACCTACCATTATAGCGATCCAACTTGGTGCCGAACTCACTCATTTCTTCCCACTCGGTTGTTGAGCTACCGAGCGCCGGGGCAAATTCCCCCGGCTGAACTTCGCAGTAGAACGCCCTCTCCAACAGGGCACGTTCTAGCACGGCAATTGTCTGATTGTGAACCCCAAGTTCATGGCGCTGGCCTAGACCAGTGATTTGATACCATTTCCTCGGGGCCACGTAGTCACCTCTACTGCGTACGATCAGTTTTGGGTGCGACAGCTTTGATTTGCTATCGGCACCCCGTACGCAGAGGAGGCAACCTCAGACAACCGGCGTGGCGGCGCGTGTGATCGACGAAAACCACAAGCGCCGCCACCACGGCAGACCCGCTGTATCGTACAGCCGCCATTGATAGGCGGCCGACCAATGACGGGCTTGACCGTGGGCGATGATGTCACAAGCTGTGGGCTCAAAAAATGCATTGAGAGCCAGTGAGACATTTCCATCTATCGCCGATTTGCGCAACTCCAGGACTCTGAGCTGTTTGCGCATGTGGTGGCCAACCATGAGTCGATTGGCCGCCGTGTCGGGGAGCAACCCCCAACGGGAACGCGCGTCCTGTTGGAGCGCAGCAACAAGGTTCGGTATGACGATGCGTGGAACCTTGAGAAGAGCTACTTGTCGTGACAGCTCTTCGATCTCTGATGCACTGAAGCTTGCCTGAAAAGCTCTCGCACCCTGCCGCCCGGATAGCAGATTGATCGTTGTTGGGTGGCTGAACATCAAAGCCACCGAACCATCGGGCTGAAGGACTGGTTGGTATTGATCGCGAAGTCGCATAGCGTACTCCGCTCTAAGGACCCGAACCTCGTCCATGGGCATACCGTTCTCCATCTCCCACTCGCGCTCTCGAAAGTCAACATAATCATCAATGTCTGACTGCGAGTCGTCATTCGCCTCGGCGATGCGCAAAGTGGTATCTGTGTCGGCTGCCCATTCGTCGTAGC